GCTGGAATGGTTACTTTATAGCCGGCGCACCAGTGGCGCTGTAGCTGCGAGACTTCAGCCGGCCGGAATACCTATCTTCGACATGGACTCGGCCTATCCACAGGCCTGCGACGAGCTACTCGGCGCGATTAACTCCGGACGTCTGCGCCATAAGGGTCAGACCGATTTAACGACTCAAATCCTCTCAGCGGTTCAGTTACGTCGTGGCGATGGCGGCTGGGTAATCGGAAGGCGCGCTTCACAGGCCGCCGTCTGCGCTGCAGTGGGCGCTGCCCTCGTTACACACTTCGCGACACGCCCAGAGACGGAAATAGATATTCTCGTCGGGTAGTGTTATAAGCCTGCGACAATACGCGCATGGGTCTATTAGACATCTTCGCGCGACGCGTGGAAACAGACACGCCTAAAGTCGCTTATGACGTTCAGGCTTCTCTCGCGCCTGTAAATACTCTCGATTCTCTAGCGCCGTACTTCGGCACAGCTAACACAGCTACTCGCGAACAAGCGATGAGCATTCCAACGATTGCCAGAGCGCGTGGAATCATTTGCTCATCGATTGCCGCCATTCCTATGAAAGTCCGCGATAAGCAGACTGGCGAAAGCGTTCCAGCGCCACGTGTTATTAATACGCCGGATACTCGTATTCCCGGAGCTGCATCGTGGGTCTGGTGCGCGGAAGATTTGCTCTTCTACGGTTACTCGTACTTCCAAGTTACCGAACTCTTCGCAGACACATATCGCGTCCGCACGATGGAACGTATCCAACCTTTACGCGTAACGATCAACACCAACGGCAACGCAACCGAGATTGAGTCTTACTTAGTAGATGGACAACCAGTACCGAATCAAGGCGTCGGAAGTCTTGTCGTGTTCTACGGTAACGATGAAGGCCTGCTAAATCGCGCTGGCGCAACTATCCGCACTGGTGCGGAACTCGAACGCGCAGCAGCGATGTACGCACGCGAGCCAATGCCTACGATGGTCTTAAAGTCGAACGGAACAGCGCTTCCAGCTGATCGAATCGCAAAGTTACTTGAGTCTTGGGGCGCATCACGTCGCAACCGAGCTACAGCCTTCCTTAACGCAGATGTGTCTATCGAGGCGCTCGGATTCGATCCTGAGAAGCTACAACTGGCAAAAGCGCGCAGCTATATTTCGACGGAACTATCTCGCGCGATTGGAATCCCAGCATTCTTCACAGACTCAGAGACTGGTTCAAGCATGACGTACTCCAACCAGACGACAACAAGACAGACGCTCCTAGACTTCTCACTCATTCCAATGATGACAAGCATCGAGTCCAGATTATCCATGCCGGACTTTGTCCCGAGTTCGCAAGAAGTAAAATTTGATTTGGACGAGTACCTTCGCGGCTCAGCGTACGAGCGCGCACAAGTTTATGAAATCTTAAATCGAATCGGTGCTTTAACCGTGGAAGAAATACGACAGGAAGAAGACATGATCCTATGAAAATCCAGATGCCGCTAACAATCACCAGCGCCAGTGCCGATTCCAGACTCATCACTGGTCGCATCGTCACTTGGGATGAAGTCGGCTCAACTTCGGCTGGCTTGACATCGTTCTTGCCAGATTCAGTGCCAACTAAGAACGTGAAGCTTTTGCTCGAGCATGACAGAACAAGACCAATCGGAAGGGTCGTCAGCATGACTTCAAATGAACTTGGCATAGATGCCACCTTTAAAATCGCGGAGACCACAGCCGGAACAGACGCACTCGTAGAAGCCGCGACGGGTCTTCGCGACGGCTTTAGCATCGGACTCAACGTAGATGCGTGGGATAACAAGGACGGCGTGATGGTCGTCAAAGCTGGCAACCTCGCAGAAGTGAGCCTTGTCAGTGAGCCGGCAATCGATAGCGCCAGAGTTACCGATGTCGCAGCAAGTGAGAATTCTGAAGCCGAAGCGGAAGCTAAAGTCGAAGAAGCAACAAATCAACCTACAGAAGGAGACGCAGTGGAATCCACTACCGTACAAGAAGAAGCTCCTGCCGAAGCAACGGTAGAAGCGTCAAAGACAGTCGCAGCTAATAAGCCTGTGGCATACACAACACCACGCAGCCCAATCATCAACGCAGCGTCTTACCTTGAGCATTCAATCAAGGCGCAACGCGGAAATGAAGATTCACGTATTTATGTCGCGGCAGCGAATTCAACAACTGACAACCCGGGCTTAATTCCTACTCGTCAGCTAACAGAGGTCGTAAATGGTCTCGCAGACAACGTAAGAGCCTCCATCGATTCAATCTCGACGGGTACACTTCCGAACGCTGGATTAGTCTTCCAAATTCCAAAGATTACAGTCCTTCCTTCGGTCGCCGTGACAGACGAACTCGATCCAACTCCTAACGTGAATATGGAATCCGAATTCATCAACGTGGATGTGAAATCCTTCAAGGGCGCTCAAACAATGAGCGTCGAGCTTGCGGACAGATCAGATCCATTGTTCTTCAATGAGGTTATTCGTAATCTTCAGTCTCAATATTCAAAGGCAACTAACGAATATAACTCAGCGCAAATCATCACAGGCGCAACAAAGACAGCTACTGGCTACGGAACAGACATCACAGCAGCTGAATTGCTTGCTTGGGTATCAGCCGGCGCAGTGAGCGTCTATTCCAACACAATGCGCTTTGCAGACGGCATCGTCGTCTCGCCTGAAATGTGGGGACGCATTATGTCCTTCAACGTGGACGGACGCCCAATCTATAACGCAATCGCTCCACAGAACGCAGCCGGAAACGCACAACCACGCAGCTTGCGCGGTTCAGTGAACGGTCTCGACTTGTGGGTAGATACAGCGCTCTCAGGTCTAGGCGATGACTCAATGTACGTCATCAACCGTGACGCTTATACATGGTACGAAAGCCCTCGCTTGGAACTTCGTACAAATGTCATCTCAGATGGTTCAATCTCAATTCTCCTTTACGGATACGGAGCGACTGCCACAAAGATTGCGGCTGGCGCATACGCGTTCAATAAGGACTAATAATCAATCATCGGCTGCGGTCGCTCCCGAACGTAGCCGAGCAGTAGAAAGGATCGCTCATGCCTAACATCATCAATGCCGACGAACTGCGGCAGGTCTTGGGCGTGAGCGATTCCTTATACAGCGATGAGTATCTCGACCAAATAATCGATTCGGCTGAGGGCGTAATCTTGCCCTTGCTGACTCAATACCAGTCAGCCATCGCGAGCTACAGAATCAAAGATAACGTTCTCTTTGTAACTACCATCCGCCCTAATTACTTCGTCGTCGGTCAGGGCGTAGATATTGCTGGATGTGGCGCAATAGACGAGAACTACACCGTAACAGATCATAGAATCGAGCCATACGGCTTCAGCGCAGCTATTGTGGCAGCCGACCAAATAGAGACACCGGTTATCCCAGCTGGCACTGCAACCCTAGACGGCGGCTCAGCTTCAGTTATTTACCAAGGAGTCGCGCCGATTAAATCCGCGCTTCTAGTCGTCTCAACAGAAATCTTTCAAAGCATCACAGCGGCCGGTGGCCAGATTGAAGGCGTGGACTTTGCGCCTACGCCCTACAGAATGGGCAGAAGCCTTATGAACAGAGTCATCGGACTGCTAAGTCCGTTCATAGATGTCGAGACAATATGCCAGTGAGTACGATTGCCACAGACGTACGCGGCGCACTCGCTACAGCTCTCGCCGGAGTGGAAGCTTCCGTCTATTCATCCGTCCCAGAAACGGTCATCCCTCCGGCTGTCGTTATTATCCCGTCATCACCGTATTTAGAAAGTACGCTGATTGGTAGCTCCATCAAAGTTAAAATCAACTTTGACGTGACTGCTGCCGTGGCCTACAACAACAACGCTGGCGCGCTCGATAACTTGGAGCAGCTAATAATCAGCATTCTCGGCGCGATGCCGTCGGGATACGTAGTCGGAGACGTCTCGCGTCCTTCGATTACTTCGGTCGGAGCAAGCACTCTGCTTAGCGCAGATCTATCCGTCTCCACCTATTACACCCAGACCAACTAAGGAGACGCAATGCCTACAACTATCATCACGGGTAGAGACATCACCTTCACAATTGAAGGCGACAACTACGATGCTCAAGCTACCTCAGCAACTTTGACGATTGATTCAACAATCAACACGTACCAAACACTCGACGGAAAAGCGTATTACACGACTGATTCTCAGGGCACTTTCGCAGTTGAAATGCTTTCAGACTGGGGAGTCGTCGGTGGACTGTGTGACGCACTATGGACTGCCGCAAGCGCAGCTCCAAATACGCCGCTCTCGGTCTCACTCACAGCCCAAACTGGAGCGGTCTTTACCTTTGACGTCCAGCCTATCTTCCCATCAGCTGGTGGCACTGCGCCAGATGCGCAAACAGTATCGCTATCCTTTACCTGCGTTACAACGCCATTACTTAACGACTAACAGAAGGAGATCGGGAGCATGAAACTACCAATCCAGATTGAGTACGTAGATGGAACACTTGCGACCTACACGGCACAGCCGCCGGAGTGGGCAAAGTGGGAGAACAAGACCGGTTATACGATTTCACAGGCACAGGAGAAGATTGGAATATCTGATCTTCTCTTCCTGTCGTATCACGCAATGAAGCGAGAAGCAGGCGGTAAGCCAGTCAAGCCTTACGAAGCTTGGATGGAGACCGTTATCGAAGTAAAGGTGGGCGAAGGCGAAAGCCCAAAAGCCACCAGCGCGGAAGCATAAATCGCCTATTGGTCGAAGTCGCAATAGCGACTCAGATTCCAATGAGTGAATGGGAACGCGCAGAAGACATACTGACAGCGATTGAGATATTGGAGCAGCGAAATGGCGGATGATGCAGTCGCTTACAACAAGCAAGAACTGCGTTCGATCATTACTGCTTTCAAGGCGATGGACGACGCTGCCGTAGCTGCTGCCAAGGAAGAATCTGGCGCTTTAGCGACTTACGTACAGCGGAACATCTTCGAAGCTGCCGGTGATCGTGGAGCTGTTGCTTCGAGAATTGCGCAAGGTTCAAAGGTCTCAAAGTCATCAAAGGTCGGTGAGATTTCATACGGCTTCGCCAGTCAGAAATTCAGCGGTGGAGGTACAACGCGCGACCTATGGGGCGGCGAGGAATTCGGCTCGAATAAATATCGTCAATTCCCAATCTGGTCTGGTAGATACAAGCGTGGGTCACGTGGATGGTTTATCTATCCAACCTTGCGCCGTCTCCAGCCTGAAATCTTGGCCAAGTGGGAAATGGCCTTCACTAAGATATTGAAGGAGTGGTAATGGCCACGACAGGATCGAGAACGCTCAAGCTTGCCATATTAGCCGAGGTCGCTGACTTCAATAAGAATCTAAAGGCTGCCGGTACGAGTACGGAATCATTGGGCGAACAATTCGCGAACTTTGGAAAGAAAGCAGCTCTAGCCTTCGCAGCCGCCGGCGCAGCAATCGGCGCGTTCGCGGCAGCATCAATCAAGAATGCTTTAGCTGACGAAGCGGCTCAACGTAAACTGGCCGAGACGCTCAAAGTCTCAACTGGTGCGACGCAAGAACAAACGCGAGCAGTCGAGTCGTGGATTTCAAAGACTTCCATTGCCATTGGTGTATCCGATGACGAACTTCGTCCGAGCTTGGCGAGACTTGCCAGAAGTACGAATGATGTCAAGGAAGCCCAAGACCTACTCAATCTTGCTTTAGATATTTCAGCAGCTACGGGTAAACCTTTGGAGGCCGTATCAAATGCGCTAGGCAAGGCATATGACGGGAACGCGGCTTCTCTTGGTCGCTTGGGTCTTGGACTAGACGCCAATCTTCTGAAGTCTAAAGACACAGACGCAATCATGAATACGCTTAAAACTACCTTCGGAAGCTTCGCGGAGAATGAGGCCGAAACTACGGCCAAGAAATTCGAGCGCATCAAGATTTCAATCGACGAAGCGAAGGAATCTATTGGTGCGGCTTTGCTTCCTCTTGTCGAACAAATGGCAAATTACATCCTCGTGACTCTTGTTCCAAATATGAATCTATTCATCGCAGCTCTTACCGGTAAAGATGGATTCGTGGACGGCGTAGACGAATCTGGAAAAGCGGCTTACCAATGGGGATTAAAAGTTAAAGGGTTCATTGGAACTGTCATCGACCTTAAAGAAGAACTTATTGCGCTGGGCGTGGTAATCGGTACAGTCTTCGTCATTGCCAAAATCTCTTCTTACGTAACGGCAACCATCGCTGGAATCACGGCACTCATCAAGGTCTACAACGCACTCAAAGCCTCAGCCCTTGTAGCTGCGGCGGCTGCCTACTTTGCCCTCAATCCTCTCGCAGGAATCGGATTCGTAGCTGTAGCAGCTGGAGTGCTAGCTGCGGCCAATGCCCTTGCTGGTTCGACCGATCCAAATATGGACTTCGGATCATTGGGAGCTGGCGGTGGCCTGAATCCGATTCAACGAGGGACTTATTTAAACGGCGGAAGCAGTATTCCAACAGTGAACTTTAATAAGAATGGAATGCTGGACTTTGGCGGTGGCGACAACGTGGCGATTGGAAAGCGCGTCAGTGGAACTGGCGTAGGTGGATCTGCGATGTCGAATGCGGATGCTCTTCAACTCTTTAAGGATTTAGAAAGTCTTAGCGGTCGAAGCACTGGTCTCTATAATGATTACTTTGGCGGCGACATAACACAGGGACAACTTGCTACGCGACTCGCGCCAATAGTGGCAGAACGCGATCGCTTACAAATCAGAGTAGATCAGTTACTTGAATCTCAGCCATCATCATTTAATCCCGGCTCATTCCGGATGGGCGAAGCAGCTACAATGGCAACTTATAACATCACGGTAAACGGAGCGATTGACTCTGAAGGCACAGCTCGAACAATTGTAAACACCCTCAACGACTCCTACTACAGAGGGACATCCGGCGCAGGTGCGCTTGTTGGTGCGTTCGATAAATGACGCTCTGGAATCCAATCTGGAACGTCGAGATTAACGGCGTCGCAGTTACCGATAGCGTTCTGGCCAATCTGAGCCTCACCAGCGGCCGTACAAATATCTACGAACAGGCGCAGGCTGGCTATGTGAATCTGACGCTGATTAACTTAAACCAGACGGCAATTCCAATTACTATTAACGATTCAATCACAGTCGAGATACAGGATTCTACGGCGACCTTTATACCAATCTTTGGCGGAACGGTTACAGACCTGACAGTCGAAGTAGCCGATGTCGGAGGCGTAGGCTATACGCAGCGAATTACGATTGTCGCCCTTGGCGCACTTTCACGCCTTCCAAAGTATCTAACGAATGGCGTCTTGCCAAAGGAATATGACGGCGATCAAATCTATGACATCCTCTTTCCTCTCTTGGCGAACTCTTGGAATCAAGTGCCAGCTGCCCTTCAATGGCAGAACGTTAATCCAACTACGACGTGGGCTACGGCCTTCAATACGTCTCTTGGAGAAATAGACAGACCGGGCGATTACGAGCTGGCAGCTAGATCATCAAGTCGGACTGACGCTTATTCGCTTGTCTCGGCTTTAGCGACGTCTGGACTTGGGTATCTATACGAGAACGCAAACGGCCAGATTTGCTACGCCGACAGCACTCATCGAAGCGAATACCTGGGAGCGAATGGTTACGTCTATCTTTCAGCTAATCATGCCCAAGGTTCAGGGTTATCTATCCAGACCAAAGCAGGCGACGTACGGAACTCCGTAACGATTAAATACGGCGCAACCTCTAGCAGCGAAAAGTCGGCCAGTGATGCCGAATCAATCAACCTTTACGGCAACCTTGCTCAGATAATTACCACGACTTTACACAATGCCGCAGACGCCGAAAGTCAGGCAGACTTCTACCTAACACTTCGAGCTTATCCGCAAGCAAACTTTAATAGAATCACTTATCAGCTGACCAATCCGGAACTAGACGACAGCGATCGTGATGATTTATTAAACGTATTTATGGGAATGCCCGTCTCTATAACTGACTTGCCATTAAACATGGTCAGCGGAACATTCCTCGGATTCGTAGAAGGCTGGACATTCCAAGCTGCTTATAACGAAGTTTCACTCACGCTTAATCTTTCTCCTCTCGCGTATAGTCTGCAGGCAATGAGATGGGAAAGCGTAAGCGTTGCCGAACAATGGAACACCATCACACCGACCACGACATGGGCGACGGCTCTAGTCGTAGCTTAAGGAGAACTAATGACAAATCCTACGAGTAACTTCAACTGGCAAATGCCAACGCCGACAGACCTCGTTACCGATCTTCCAGCGGACTTTGAAGTCTTTGGCCAAGCCGTAGATACGACTTTTGCCGAACTTAAAGGCGGAACGACAGGGCAGGTACTTTCTAAAGCATCAAATACGAATATGGACTTTAGCTGGATTGGCGCGGCATCTGGCTATTCCACATATCAACTCTTTACATCATCTACTACTTGGACAGTTCCAGCGGGAATTACTAAGTGCGCCGTGTACGCAGTAGGTGGCGGCGGAGGTGGAGGCTCAGGTGCAATCGCAATTTCAAACACTAACAATCCAACTGGCGGAAAAGGTGGCGGAGGTGGAGCGATTGGAACGGACTCCTTTTACACAGTAACTCCTGCAGCATCAATCACAGTTACAATCGGCGCAGGTGGTTCAGGTGGAGCATCAGTCACATCAGTATCAACTGCAACGGCTGGAAATTCTGGAACTGCTGGAACTGCATCAGTTTTCGATATTCTTTCAATAAGTAATGGCTCTGGTGGCGGTAATGGCGTTGTAACTTCAGGAAATACAACTGCAGTATCCGCAGGTTCAACTGGAACATTCGTCAATCTTAGAGCAGGAGGAAATGGCGGTGCTGCGAATACCAATTCTCAAACTGCTGCTACTGGTGGAATTAGAAATTTAATGACTCAAGCAGGTTCAACTGGAACTGCTGGAGCAAACGCAACAGTAGGAACAACACTAGGAACAGGTGGAACTTCAACTGCTGCTGGCTTCTGCGGTGGCGGTGGACACGGTGGCTCAATAGATAATGGAAATGCAATCGGTCAAAATGGTGGCAACGCAACAAACGGTGCAGGTGGCGGTGGCGCTCCTGCGGTATCAGCAACAAATATCGCAACGACTGGAACTGCTGGCGGTGCTGCTGCTGCTAATACAGGCGCAGGCGGTGGCGGTGGCGGTTGCGCATTAAAGGTTGGAACGACAACGACTTCCGTAACATCAGGCGCAGGTGGCAACGGTGGCTCAGGCTTCGTTGCTATCTTTTACTAAGGAGAACTAATGGCACACTTCGCAGAAATAGACAAAGAAGGCTTCGTACTTCGTGTCTTGGTTGTAGATAACTCACAAGAAGAACGCGGTCAGGAATTCTTGGCCAATGATCTCGGACTGGGTGGAACTTGGATTCAGACTTCCTATAACGCCAATATTCGCGGAAAGTACGCCGGCATTGGCGACAGGTACGACAAGAAGAAAGACGAATTCATCGCGCCTGTAATTATTCAAGAAGATGTCGCTTCGATCGAGTAACGGCTGGACGGCCTCTGCTAACCAGACTGAGATAGGAATAAAGTCTTATTCGGTCAAAGGTACGCAGACGAAGTTTAGATGCGCAGAGAAAGTAGCGCCTCTACTGATTGGATTCGCAGAAGAATTTCACGAGCTAATCGAGCCAATCGACGAGGGAACTTTAGATGACTGGGGTTACGCCTTTCGCAACGTTCGCGGATCAACAGACAAGCTGAGCAATCACGCGTCTGGCACTGCGATAGACATCAACTCCTCACGTCATCCACTGGGCAAGGTCGGAACGTTCCCAGCAGAGAAAGTACCCATGATCCGAGCGCTCGCCAAGAAGTACGGCTTGCGGTGGGGTGGGGACTATCGAGGAAGACCAGATGAGATGCACTTCGAAATCGAACTGAGCGAAGCGAAAGCCGCAGCGCTCATCGGGAGCTTGAAGCAAAAGGAGAGAAAATGAAACAACTCAAAGCCCTATTAGCCTCATGGGGTCGCAGCTTCTTAGCTGCTTCGCTTGCCGTGTATCTAACAGACACAGCAAATCCAGACATTAAGCAGATCGGATACGCCGGACTCGCGGCGGTTCTCCCAGTAATCATCCGCTACCTCAATCCAAAAGATTCGGCCTTCGGCGTCAAATGAACGACACGATTACAGCTATTGGACTCATCGCAGCCTCGACCGTCTCAGCCATAGCCGCTATCTATGCGGCCAAGGGAGAGAAGAACACTCGACCAGTCAGTAACGGATTCGCCGAGGGAATCAGGTCGGACGTACGAGAAATCCGAAAGCTGCTAATCGATCACATAAAAGACCACGATTAAAGGATTCAGGGTTCAGGGGAATGGACTCTGATACGCGCGGCATGGATAAGGGCAGTACGCCTTTCGCTGTCCTTATCCGGCTGACACGCCGAAGACCACGCGCGATTCTTGACCTCACGGACTTATTGCTTCACCCTAAGACTGGGAGCAGACGTACTGACTCCCAGAATCGGGAGCTACACAATGACTCAACAGACAGCAGACTTCGTTCTGATGTGGGTAGGCATAGGCCTTTCCACGTTCTTATTTACAATCATCGGTTATTCCAAAGGCTGGCGCGACGGGCACTCTGAGGGCTACGTACGCGGTCGAGCAATCTCCAAGGCACTATCTGAGGAGGCTCAACGATGAGCGGCTTCCTAGACGGCTACGAGGACGTTAATGCGCGTATTAAGCGCTTTCGCACAGAATTCCCTACCGGCAGACTTGAGGCCTCAGTCGAGGACTTTGACGTCCAGCGCGGTTATATCTTGGTCAAGGCTCAAGTCTTCCGCGAATACGAAGACACCGTGCCAAGTGCCATCGACTTCGCCTTCGAAATGCGTTCTGATCGTGGAGTCAATCGGGACTTCTGGGTCGAGAACTGTGTCACTTCGGCTTACGGACGCGTTATAAGCGCCCTAACACCAAGCGAGGCGAGGCCTACCCGTCAAGACATGGAGAAGGTCGAAAGACTATCGGCAGCCGACATCGCAGCTAGGGACAACTTGGATGTGTGGAACGCCAGCGCTCAAGCTAAAGAAGCCGGACTTCCGACGCTTGGAACTGCGATTGAAAGTATCGCCGGCGGTCTAGGCGGTCAGCTCGTCGAAGAAGCTCCGCAGTGTAAGCACGGGCACATGATCCTTAAAGAAGGCACGAGTCAGAAGAACGGCAAGGCCTACCACGGCTACGCCTGTCCGGAACGTCTCAAAGCTAACCAGTGCGAGGCTATTTGGTACGACTTGAATCCGGCTGGTAAATGGGTCAAGCGTCAGCCGAAAGCGTGGAGCTAGCGATGGGTTACGTACAAGCGTTCCCGATTGGGACATGGGATTACTGCGATGGATGCGGTAAAGGTCATCCAAAGACCGAACTCTTCAAGGAGACCATCGATCAGATAACACTTCGCTGGCTTTGTAGGGAGTGCCTGAAATGATACGAATCAACCTTCCGCTTGAACATCAACTGTTAGCAGCTAGGGGCGGACTATTTAGAGCCGAGAACTACATCCCTCAATGGACGAAACAAGCGCACTCGTTCCCAAAGAAGAAGCAGTACGGTGAACTGACCTTCCCTGAGCTGGTACTACGACAGACCGAAGCCTTCGCAGCTGAGTGCGCCGTTGCTCAATATCTAAAGCAAGACCTGCCTGAATGGGACAACCGGAACTACAAGATCAAGGCCGATGTAGGCCGTGACATCGAGGTCAAGTGGGCTAAGTACGAGAACTCGCCTCTCATCATTCAATCGTGGGATAGGGACGATGACGTCGCAATCCTTGTCGTCGGAAAGTCGCCTTGTTATTACTTGGTCGGCTGGTTACCGGTAGCTGTCGCAAAACAGCCGAAATACTTAAACAGCCAGCAAGGTAACTATTGGGTAACGCAAATCAACCTACAGCCGATGGAGAACTTGGAACGGAGTAAATATGGAACTTCTCGACTATAACTGCCGGATTTGCCAACGCCTGACCAAACAAAGAGAACGCGTCGTAACTGACAATCTGCCGCCTAACGTTAAAGTGCTGGAGTGTACGGTCTGCAGCACGATGGGCGTCTGCTTACTAGAGGGCGCTGACAATGAATGAACGCCTAGATTTAGACTTCGGTCATGACGAAATCGATCATGGCACGTCAGATGACTACTACACGCCGCCATGGATCTTCGAGGCTTTAGGTCTGAGCTTCGATATGGACGTCTGCTCGCCGCCTAGTGGGTCTCCGTGGATACCAGCGGCACGCTTTCTCAGTATCGTGGAAGACGGCTTAGCGACGCCTTGGGAAGGGCGAGTGTGGATGAATCCGCCGTATTCAAAGCCGACACCGTGGATGAATAAATGGATCGATCATGGAAATGGAATCGGTCTAGTACCCGTCTCTAAGTCCGCTTGGTATTCCCATTCTTGGAGCTTGCCGCAAATAGCCTTTATCGCTCTTCCGCACAATCTAAAGTTTATGACGCCAGCTGGGGACGCTAAAGGCATCTTTATGCCGACCGTACTAATCGGGATTGGTGAGGAAAACATCGAAGCCATGAGACGCAGTGGGATAGGAAAAGTCCGATGATTATCTATGACTTCTTCGCCGGAACAGGATCGAGTACGCAAGCATTCGAGGATGCCGGCCATACGGTTATCAAAGTCGAGTTAGATGACTTCTTCGAAGCTCACGAGAAAGACATATTGAGCCTCACAGCAGATTTGCTGATTGCTAAATACGGACGTCCGGACTTCATCTGGGCAAGTCCACCTTGTCAGAAGTTCAGCGTGGCCTCATGCTCAAGATACTGGTATCCCGATGGGACGCCTAGGGATTCAAACGCAGCTGAAGCCTTGGGGCTGGTGAGTCACACAATCAATCTGATTGACGATTTAAGGCCGCGATTGGGGTATCTAATCGAGAATCCAAGGGGAATGCTTAGAAAGCAGGCAATAATGCAGAGCTTGCCACGAAGAACGGTGACTTACTGCCAATATGGAGATACACGAATGAAACCGACCGACTTATGGGGTTATGTACCTCAGTGGACACATCGGGAGGCTTGTAAGAGTGGAAACGGCTGTCACGAGGCCGCTCCACGAGGCGCACGTACAGGGACGCAGGGACGTAAAGGATCGAAAGAACGATCCCGTGTTCCATACGACTTAGGATTGGAGATTATGAATGCGTTATCAACAGCCTGTGGATAACCTACATCCGACACGCAGGAGTCACGCACGAGTTATCCACAATTCCACGCAGCGCTTGACAGGTCGGCTACGCTGTCGTCGCTCCCAGCGAGCCGCAGGGCGTGGTAGCTCGCAGGGGCGAACGCAGCTAACGGGAGGGCTTTGCCTACTGTTAGGCTTGCTGATGCTACAGATGCAACCCGTACACGCAATAGACAAAGCCTCAACAGATCACTACAAGCTCTTCGCTCATTCGCGTATCGTGAACTTCGAGCAATACACTTGCTTTGTGAAGCTAATCAACAAAGAGAACAGACACTGGAATCCATCAGCTAAGAACGGGTCGCATTACGGTATAGGTCAGATGCGTAACACGAACTACAAGAAGCTAGATGGCTTCACTCAGATCGAATGGTCGATTCGTTATATCAAGCATCGTTATGGGTCTATGTGTAAGGCGGTCATTCATTGTCAGCGCCCTCTAGTAAGCAGACGCCCATCGTGCTGCAGACCGTACACTCCAGCACTTTAACGTTAGGCGGCAGATTGTCAGTTACGACGCGTTCTCTTTGT